GCGATATTCGGCGTAGCGCTCTTGGTAGCCGAAAACCGCAGCATCCTGCGTAGGGTTCGCGGTACCTTGAGCATAAATTTCTTTGTTAAGAATTGTTTGTTCGCCGAGTTCTTGGAGTTTAGGCCAGAAGAAGTCGTAACGAGTTGAGCGTGACCACATGCGATTTAGGCCTTGTTGGTATGTTAAGTCAGCTCGGGCGCAGGCAAGTCCGATGATGTATCCGTGTTCGACGAATGAATGTGTGAAGCCAATGCCAGTGCCAGAAGCCGTCGCGAAAGCTCCGAGTTGACCAAGGGCATTTGAGCCTGAAGTAGGGCTTGTCTGTGCGATTGGGTGAGCGTTGATTTTGACTTGTCCGCCGCCCAAGTATTCAGCTCTTTGTAGGCGGAAATCGGGACTCGTAACTTGGAAGTGTGCTTTAAGAATTTCGACATAGCGTGTTCCTCCTCGTGCATCCAGTTCTAGTAACGATTGAACTTGGAATGCTTGGCGTAATTGGTTGATAGTGGCGGCTGACGCTCCGGACAAATCAGCGAAAAGCTGATTGGTTCCGGTCTGAGAAGTCATGCCTATAACATAGTCTGACGTTGATTTTTTAATATCTCTCCAAGAAGTTTTTGCTGAATTTAAAACTTGGAATCGATTATTAGCATTTTCGGAGTTATCGAAAGCGCCTGTCCCGAAAATAGGTGCGACGGTACCGAGCGGTAACGTGACTGCAGCTCCTTTTTGCGGCCAAGGTAATGCCGAAGTGAAGTAATCGTGACGTTTGCCTCTTTTGAGTAGCGCATATTCCGATGGTAAATCCGGACCGTTGTCTGTGGAAAGTAGGACCGAATTTTGTAAGTTCTCATCGCGAAACCAATCGTTATAAATTTTCTGATAACATCGGAAAGGAAGGGCGTTAACCGCTAAACCAGGAACGCCAGTTGGAAGTCCGTATTTATCGAAAATAGAACCTACGGCCTCGCCTGTTACAGCGGTTGTAGTTATTGTGGGAATGACAAAATCGATACTGTCGCCCGGATTGTCTTGTGCTCCATTGAATTTTTCCCAGTTCGACCATATAAGACGGTTAGGCACGAAAAAAAAGAAAAAATCGATATAAAGGTTGTCCATAATTGGAACCTTTTGGGTTGCGAGACGTTGGAATGTAGATAAGTTGAGGTTGCAAGTGTCACCCGGAAGTATTTCGTCGACAAAAATGGGAGTGAGATAGTCAAAGTCATAGGTGTCCTTTGTTGTGTGAGATCGATCGAATACTGATCGAGCCATTGTTACTGATGGCGTAGTTGCGAAAGAGTGTTGTGAGTTGCGATTAGATTTAAGCATGTTTTCCTTAAAGTTTTAGTAGTTGTTGGAGCTTATCAAATTTTTCTTTTAAAATTTGTGCTCGGGTTTCGTTTCTAGAGATTTGTTTGGGTTTGCCTTGGTTGAGGCGTTCCCAGTTAATGTCGAATTCTTGTTTTTGTAGTTGTTCCTCCTGTTTGATTAATTTTTGTGCGAGTTCTTCTTTGACTCGAGTTCTGTATTTTATCCAAACGTCTAAGTGTCCGTTTTTGGGATTTGCTAACCATTTTTCGTAATATCTTGGGATTCCGGTTTTGGTCCCGTCATGGTTAACCAAGTATCCATGGTTGAAAACATCTTCCCAGTGTTTTTCGAGCCATCGTTTTCCGATTGCATGTTTTGAAGATTTTTTTGATATAGGATTATAATTATGTTCTTGATCTTTTCCGTGTACCAGCTTCTTAGCAGCATAGCGTGCGCAGTATCCTGCGCTTTCAATGGTAACGGAACCGGTCTTCGTTTCACCAAGTCCCCATAATGTATCGAGAGTTGTTGATGTAAAGACTTTATCTCCTCTATCGGTAGTGAATTGATGAATTTTATCTGGAGGTTCCCAGTTAAAGATAATAGCGTGCCAATGTTTTCGTTTATTAAGTTCACCATATTCTCCTGTTGCAAAAAATGAAATTTCTAAATGAGGTTCTTTTTTTCTGAGACGTTTCATAAATTTTTGAAAGTCTGTGTAGTCGAGTCGATTGTCGCCGAGGTTTTCGTCGTTGTAGGTAAGGGTTATGAAACAATTTTTTTCATACATTGATGCTTCGTGAACGCATCGTTGGGCCCATTGTCGGGAATATTCTAAGCGGCAAGATATGCATTTGCCACATGGAAGTTGAAATGTTGCGAATTGTTTGCTATAGTTTTTAGGAGACCAAGAAATGGTCTTACCGTCGGATTTGAATCCAACAGTTTTGGGGCTCGTGCAGCGCATTTGTACGGGCCTTTTTATTAAAGTCTGATTCCGCCACGCATTGCTCGTGGGGAAAGATTAATTTTGTGAGTTCCTGAGTTCTTCTTGAAGCTTCGTTTCGAATGCTTTTTGCTCATTGGTTTTCTTTTCACAATTTTTCCCCTTTTTAAAAAATTTGAAGATTTTAAGTATCATGTCGATGATTTCGGCTAGTGGCAAGTTTTTCATTAGTGTGGTTCCTTTTTAGGACTATTCGGAAGGTCTAGTCCAGTTCTGAACCATGCTTAATAAATAAACATGGTGTCAGTGGGCAGTATTACATCAAGAAGGGTAATACTGCCCGATGCAAACTATTGAAGTTGTGCTTGTTTTTGTTGCACCGCTTTAGTTATGTGTTGCGGTGTATCTAAAGGAGTCATTTTTCCGGTTTCGTCATCATAAGTACCTAAATGGTACAGATCGAAGTCTTCCGGAAATTTGTTAAGTTGAGATTTTTCGTCGTTGACGAGTTGGTGGAAATCTCGTTCGGCTTCGCCGTGAGTTTTTTTGAAGAAAGGCTGTGTGAAGTATTCAGCTTTCTGGTCTCTGATTGAGTAAATTTTGTGCGTCATTGTTATTCCTTTGTTTGAGTAAGGCGCGATTGCCTTAGTCGTTTCCTAGTATGTGAACTAGGCGTGATTTGTAAAGTGTTTTGTTTTTTTATTTGTGTTGTCGGCGAGACATTGTCTCCCGAACCCTCTCTTCGCATCTTTAGATGCTGTGTTAGAGAAAGAGACGGATGGCCCCCGTGAAGGTGACCTGCCGTCTCTGTGATGTGTAGGAAGAGGTTAAGATTTTGGGGGCTCTGAGTTTGGTGCGGTGTTTTGATTTTGAATTTTTGATTGTACGGTATGAGATAGGAGCCCTAGTTTGAGTGCCTCTTCGTGGTTGTTATCGTCTTCGATGAAGGCGATGAGTTGATTTGGGTCGTTCTCGAAACGAGAACGTACTTTTGATGGTAGTGCGTCGAATGCTTTTTGAGCTTCGAATACGGTAGTGAGTGCTGAGTGGTAATCTTGAACGTTTGAAACGTCTAAGAATTGACCTACTTTTTTAGAGAGCGGTAGCTCTCCTGTTTGTGTGTAATTTTTGATGATGTTGTTTATATCACACTGTTCTTTGAATTGTTGTTGTGTGAGTGTTGGTTCTGTATTGATAGTTTCTACAGAGATAGTTCCGTTTTTACGGACACTAATTTTTTGATTTTCTTTTTTACGGATTTCCATTTTGTTCCTTTAAAAGCTAGGTATAGCTGAGTTATATTGTTTTTGGTTTTTTTTCGAGCCTTCTATAGCTCTTTTATATTGATCTTTCATATTAATCTTTGGCGCGTCTTTAGCTGAAGATTTAAACATGTTTTTTACTTGTGACCAAATAGATTCGGAAAGTTCGCCTTTCCATGCCTCTTTTTTAAGTACATTGTTTTCTGTGTGAGTTTTGCCGATTTGAGCTTCAGTTAAAGAGCGAGAAGTTTTCATATTCGCTATTTCTTGGGCTTGTCGTTCTATGCCTTGTTGAAGATTTTTCATTTCAATGGCGGATGCAAGAGCTGGGGCTATAGTATTTTGAGCCTGAGAGCTTGCTCCGGATGGAGTTGAAGAGCCGGCGTTTGCTGAAAGAATAGGATTAAGTCCTGCTGCGCGGAGATCTGCGACTTCGCGTTGATGGGCTGTTCCGGACATACGTTCTTGAAATGCCATCTGTTCGCGCGCATTGGCTTGGGATTGGGCGTTTGCTTGTTCGCCGCCTAGAAGGCCTAGGGCTCCGGTTGCGGCTGCTGTGCCCCAGCCATCGAACGCAGATGAGCCAGTGGCTCCTGCGGCGGCTTGGGCGGATACTTGGCCAGCGCCGGCACCTCCGGCTGCGGTTGCTCCTGCTGCTGTACCAGATAGTCCAGAAAGGTAGGCGCCCCCTCCTAAGAGGGCGCCGGCACCTATTTGAGACGTTCCGGATATTCCGGTTAGCGATTTGATACCGGAGGCAACGCCTCCGATCATGGAACTCGGGTTTGTTACTAAGTCTTCGAAAAATCCCATATTAGAATTTTCCTAATTTGACAGGGACCGAGTATGTTTGCATTGGTCGTGCATGTTTATAAGAAAACCAGTAATCAGCGATTAGGTCAGGTCCATCTGTGATGGCAAGTGCGCGTGCGATTGGAGTGTTTTGCACTATAAATGTCGCATTGAGTGCCGGTAACGAAGTAAATTTTTCGGCCATATGCCAGTAATCTAAAGGAGTAGTGAAAGTAGATCTGAATTCGCCTTTGATCTGAGAAGGCATGTAGCGATATTCGGCGTAGCGCTCTTGGTAGCCGAAAACCGCAGCATCCTGCGTAGGGTTCGCGGTACCTTGAGCATAAATTTCTTTATTTAAAATTGTTTGTTCGCCGAGTTCTTGGAGTTTAGGCCAGAAGAAGTCGTAAC